ACAGATGATTTTCAAAGAAGTGTTACCAACCGTTACCTTCTGTTACCGAACAATCACCGACAAGGAGCGATTTGAAATGTCCATCAATATCAACCAAACCGTCACCTGGACGAGCCAAAGCCAAGGTTCCGAGAAAACAAAAACAGGAACCGTCATCGCCATCATTGAACCGGGCGAGGACGCCAAGAAATATCTGCCGGCCGGGCTGCCGAAGTCGCGCCTTAAGGGTGATCGTTTTAGCACAAACAGGCACGCGCTGGTCGCGGTCCCGCGGGCGTCGGGGAACGGATGCGATTACTACGCGCCGCCGGTGAGGTGGGACCCAGGAACACTGGAATGGACTATTCGGGGCAAAAAGGCGGAGTCCGTATGAGCCGCGAGGAAAAGCGAGCCTTCTACCAGCGGGTCCGTAAACTCGGCTACCGCGATTTCTGGCAGGCCATGGACGAGCTGCACACCCGGGCGTACCAGCTGGCCGCGAAGCATTACCAGGAAGCGATGGACATCGTCTTGCAGCCGAAACAAAAGGCCGCCGTGGTGGCGAAGGCGGAGGAGATCCGGGAGCTTTGGGACGGGGTATTTGAAATCAGCGTCGATGCCACGGCAGATGACGGGCATCTGGTGGATGAGTCGGCTGTTTACGGAGTTGATTGCCGGAATGGGAGGTGTGAGTTTTGATCCAAGTATGCAAGAAGCACCAGGAAAAGCCGGTGAAAAACTTTTCGCAATGCGTCTGCTGCGAGCTTGAAATGCTGCATGCGCGCATCCGAGAGTTGGAAGAAAGCCAATCAAGAGAGATTGACCGTTTCCTAACGCAAATGCGAATCATGAGCGGCACAGGTAACGGGATCGGCCGGGCAACAGTCGAGAAGATTCGGCAGTTCGCTATCCGGGAAGGGTTTCTTATCCGGCCGGCGCCGCAGCCGGAGCCGGAAGGTGGTATTGAACAATGACCACGATTATCAAACTCCGCAGAGGCACTTTTCAGCATGTGGAATCTGAGCTGTACGCCTATCACGACACCAGGAAGGAAATCGTCCGGTTGAAAAACGAGATTCTGCACGCATCCGCGCCGCCTGATGAGAATGCCGGCGGCAGCCGCGGGAACATGCCGGGCGATCCGACCGGGCGGACTGCGGTGCTGATGGTGACGCATCGCCGGATCGAGCAGCTTGAGCGGATCGTCGAGGCGATTGAGAGCGTTGTCGAACGGCTGCCGGAAAAGAAAAAGCAGCTGGTGCAGCTGCGGTACTGGGACAAGCCGAGGACATTGACGTGGGACGGGATTGCGTTGCGGCTGGATGTGAGCCGGCGGACCGCGATGAACTGGCGGGATGAGATTGTATATGCGATTGCAGAAAAACTGGGTTGGAGATAAAAATTGCACTTTCATTGCACTTTTGGCCTCATGAAATATGCTAAACTGGTATTGTCGAAGTATTGCATACATCTGAGCCCCGGCCGAATCGGCCAGGGCTCTTTTTCGTCCAGCCGCCTCGCTGGGTATGAGCCAACCCTCTCCTCGCCGGGACCGGACCGGTGCGGGGCGGCTGTCCGGTGTCTTTACGCAGGGAAAAGCCTCGCCATTGTCGAATTGTGACAGTCATGAGGAGGGGTTATTTGATTTTGAGAGATCCAATTGACTTTAGCGGTATAGAACCCGGCTTTTTAGCAAAGCCTTTTTGGATATTGCTAATTGTCCTAACAGCTTACACGTTATTAGTGATGATCGTTTTTGGTCGAGCATCGCGAAAGTTTCAAGCAAATATCGTTTCGATCGGAGCGGTCATGATCATATTGGTTTGGTTTTACTGGATGTTTTTGAGCGCCTGATTGGTCAAAAAAAAACGAAAAAGCCCGCAGGTGCTTCCTGCGAGCCATTCGACCGGTGCTTCCGGATTTGCCTCCCATTATATATATCATGGATTGGCGAGAAATGGAAGATGATGTATGATGGTGGTGGGAGGTGGACGATAATATGTACGATGATAATATGAACTTAGAAATGTTTGAGAGGCATATCCGGAATAAAGAGTTTTATGGACCACAAAATTTATACACCATCGTTGAGTTGATTGACAGGTACATTAAAAACAAAGAAGAAATTAAGGAGTTTTACCCCAAAAATATTTTTGTGAAAGAGGAAGAGTTAAAAGTTTATTTGTTCATGCCGAATGAAGTTTTTGCTATCGAAAACCGGATAGACAGTTTTATTTTGAATCGCTGGAAATATGAATCGATTGAAAAAATGGAACTGACATATAAAAAGACTCATCCAGTCATGACAATGCTCAATATTCGGTTAATGTCTGGCGATGAAATTAACCTCAATAGTAGTGCAGATACAAATGATAGTTGGGCTCCTAAGTTCGCTGAAAAATTGCTCAGAATATACTCCTTGATAGGTTAAGCACCTTCGGGTGCTTTTTCTTTTGCCAAGAAAACAACCTCATGGACCGGGGGGAGGTGGAGGGTGGTGTAAATGCCCCGAAACGAAAACAAAAAGCGTTGCAAGGCGCGGAGCAAACGAACCGGCGAGCCTTGCAAGCGATGGGCAAAGGAAGGTTGGGACGTTTGCCACTACCACGGCGCCGGCGGCGGAGCCCCGGCTGGCAACAAAAACGCTGTTACGACTGGTGAGTATGAAACCATCTGGCTGGACGCGCTGGATCCCGAGGAACGCGTCCTTTTTCGTGCCGTCGATACTGACGTCTTAAAGCAGCTTGACGAGGAGATCCGCCTCATCACCATCCGGGAACGGCGGATGCTGCAGCGGATTGAACGGCTGCGCGCGGCCGGAGATTTTACGGTTACGAGGCTGACGACAGGCGGGGAGAAAGGAAAAAAGACGAATCTGCAGGAAGCCGAGGGCACGCTTGGCCAAATCCAGGCTATAGAAGAGGCGTTGACTAGGGTGCAGGAGAAGAAGGCGAAGCTGTTGGACTTGAAGCATCGGATTCAATCTGGTCTGGGTTCTGATGACAAGGAACCGGTCCGGATCATCATCGATTACGGTGATGCTGATGACGGCTACAACGGTTAGAGTTCAGTTCAATTCTGTATTCCGCAGCGCCAATGAAAGCCGGCATCGTTACCGCGTGATGAAGGGCTCCGCTGGGTCCGGGAAATCGGTGAACGTCGCCCAGGATTATGTCCTGAAGCTCAGCGATCCGAAGTTCCGAGGCGCAAACCTACTTGTTATCCGGAAGGTTGACGCGACGAACCGATACTCCACATACGCCGAGCTATGCGCGGCCGTATATCGCATATTCGGTGAACAGTGGCAACGGAATTGGAGTATCAAGCAAAACCCTCTCGAACTGGAAAGCCGGATTACCGGCAATAAAATCATTTTCCGAGGGGTGAAGGGGCAGAACGAGAGGGAAAAGATCAAGTCGATTAACTTTGAACGCGGAAAACTGGTTTGGGTCTGGATCGAAGAGGCGACGGAGCTTACGGAGAACGACGTCGACATCCTAGACGACCGGCTGCGCGGGGTTCTGGATAACCCAAATCTGTTCTACCAGATCACGATGACATTCAACCCGGTCAGCGCGATGCACTGGATTAAGCGCAGGTATTTCGATGTGGTGCATCCGGACATATTCACACACCATAGCACCTATTTGGATAACCGATTCATTGATGAAGCATATCACCGCCGCATGATGCTCAGAAAGGAAGTGGATCCGGAAGGATATCGGGTGTACGGCCTCGGGGAATGGGGCGAACTGGGCGGGTTGATCCTGACCAATTATGTGGTCGAGGAATTCGACACATCGTTTGAGCGTTTCGACCGCAAAGTGTATGGTCAGGACTTCGGATTTAATCACGCGAATGCTATTCTCGACGTCGGGTTCAAGGACGGCGAGATTTTTATTTGCGACGAAATTTACGTGCACGAGAAGGACACCAGCGAAATCATCCAGATTGCCGAGAAGAAGGGGCTGGACAAGCGAATCGTGATGTACTGCGATTCCGCGGAACCGGACCGGATCAAGACGTGGCGAAATGCGGGTTTCAATGCGCGCGCGGTGAAAAAAGAGCCGGGCAGCGTATTGGCGCAGATCGACTATTTGAAGCGACACAAAATACACATCCATCCGCGCTGCGTGAACACCTTGAAAGAAATCCAGCAGTGGAAATGGAAGTACGACGACAAGCTCGGGATTTACTTGGACGAGCCTGTGGAGTTTATGGACGACGCAATGGCGGCGCTTCGGTACGCTGTGGAAGGCGTGCGGAGAGGTCCGGCCATCAGCTTCAAGTAGGGAGGTGACGGCATGCCCACTGAAACGCAGCGAATCATCGACATTATCGAGTCCGGCGCCAGGTCGGCCATGACGCTGGATGAAATCATCCGGCAGGAAGTGCAGGACTGGCTGATGTCCGACGAGCGTCGCTGGATGCTCACCGGCCAACGGTATTACGTTGGCGACCACGACATCCTGCGGAGGAAGAGGACGGCGATCGGAGAGGACGGTCAGTTGATCGAAGTGACCAACCTTGCAAATAACAAGTTGGTCCATGCGTTCGTCCGCAAACTCGTCGACCAGAAAATCGGCTACCTGCTCGGAAAACCACTCAGCATCCAGACCGAAAACGAACAGTATCTGGACCTGTTGAACGAGATTTTCGACAAGTCCTTTTTGCGTCTCCTGAAGAATCTCGGCAAAGAGGCTGTCAACAAAGGCAAAGCCTGGCTGCACGTCTATTACGATGAGGATGGCCAGCTGTCGTTCAAGAAAATCCCGTCTGAGGAGATCATCCCGCTGTGGCGTGACGCGGCGCACACGGAACTGGACGCCGTCATCCGAGTGTACGAAATCGAGGCGTATGAGGGAAAACGGAAAAGGATCATCACAAAGGTCGAATTTTGGGACACAACCGGTGTGCGTCGGTACGAGCTCGACAATGAAGGTCTGATCCCGGATGTGGAAGCTGGTGAGGCCGGCGGCCATTTCGTCGTCGTTCAGAATGGCCAAGAGCAAGGGATGAATTGGCAGCGCGTCCCGTTTGTGTGTTTCAAGTACAACGACGAAGAGCTCCCCTTGATCCGGGCTGTGAAGTCGCTGGTCGACGAATACGATGCCAGAACGTCCGACCATTCCAACAACCTGGAGGATCTGCCCAACAGCATCTACGTGTTGAAGAACTATGATGGGCAGGATCTAGGCGAGTTCCGCCGCAACATGTCCCTTTATCGGGCCGTGAAGGTGAGGGACGAGGGTGGCGTCGATACGCTCGATCTCAAAATTGACACCGAAGCGACCGAGAAGCATCTGGATCGACTTCGGAAAGACATTTACGAGTTCGGCCGCGGGGTGGACACGCAGTCGGAGCGGTTCGGAAACTCACCGTCCGGCATCGCGCTTAAGTTCCTTTACGCTGACTTGGACATGGATGCGAACATTATGGAAACCGAGTTCCAGGCATCGCTGGAGCAGCTTATGTGGTTTGTGAAC